TAATAGTCCATTTATATTCAAATCAACTCATGATAAATCTATACCAGCTTATGGTTATAATAATTCTGACTTGAAACAAACATATTTATCGCGAGAGCAATTGAACTCACGTCTTATTTCCCCTTCTATTCCAACTAACAACTTTTAAAGATTTAAAATAAAAATAAATATATTTTATATGAGTAAATATACATTTCCGTTTAACACATGTGAAAAACCAAATAAAAATGGAATAGCTCAACCATATTCAGCATTATTTAATTTAATTAACTGTATCATTATATTCTATTTTTTGTTACAAGTTAAACAAAATTATACATTTATATTATTATTTTTTATATTATGTTTTGAATTATTTCACGTATTTTCTCATAGCATTCATATTTCAGGTTCTATTCAAATAAATATTACACATTTACTTTCTTATTGTATAAATTTTGCTTTTCTATTCTTTTTTTATAATTATGTGAAAATAATACCTGGTATTTGGTTTATTATATACTATGTATTTTTGATTTTTTTTGATATTTATACCTTTTGTAATATGAATGTAGTTTATTATATTTTTAGTCAAGCATTATTATTTTTGTCTGTATTATTCTATTATTATCCTTTGTTAAGCAAAAATATTAAAGATAAAATAAATATTATTTTTTTCCTTGTATTTTTAATAATAATTTTATTCTTGAATGAAAAATACAATTGTGAAAAAATGCTAAAAATATACCCATACTTTCCTTATCATATTTTAATTGAAATAATTGGTATTTTTTTATTTTATATTATTTGTAGTACTTTTTATAAACTATAAAAAACAACAAAACAACAATATTATTATATATTTCTTCATCATAGTTTAAATATATAATATGCATTATCTATAATGAAATTTATTAGTATTGACGTAGGCATTAAAAATTTATCTTTTTGCCTATTTGAAAAAAGTTTAGAAAAGGATTATTTTGAAATATTATTATGGGATAATATAGATCTAACAGAAGAAATAGAATCAAAATGTATAGAAATCGTAGATCAAAATGATAAAAAGGAAAAAGAACCATGTGGTAAACCTGCGAAATTTATTAAAGATTCAAAGTGTTACTGCTTAAAACATGCCAAGAAAATGGATTTTTTACTTCCTGTATCTGAATTTAAAATTGCCTTTTTAAATAAACAAAAACTGAATACATTGTTTACCATTGCCGACAAATATAAAATTGTATACGATAAACCTTGTAAAAAACAAAATCTTATTCATCTTATTCAAGAATTTTCTAACAAAAATTGTTTTGAAATCGTTCATCATCAACAAGCATCAAAAGTGAATTTAGTGACAATAGGCAAAAATATACAACATAAATTTGATAATTTATTTTCTCAACATTTTTCAAATCTTGACACTATAATTATTGAAAATCAAATTGGACCTTTAGCTAATAAAATGAAAACAATCCAAGGTATGTTGTCTCAATATTTTATTATGAAAAATAATCATATTAAGATTGATTTCATTAGTTCATCTAACAAATTAAAAGATTTTACAAAAGATTCACCTGAAAAACTTGATTATAAAGAAAGAAAGAAACTTGGTATTGCATGCTGTTTAAATACAATAAGCAAAGATTTCAAATATGAACAATGGTCTCTTATGTTTAAAAAACACACAAAAAAAGATGATTTAGCAGATTGTTTCTTACAAGGATTATGGTATATAAATCATAGAATTGATAATAAAGAATAAATAATAAAATAATTATAGCTATATTTTATATTTTTATATTTTTTATAATATATTTTAAAAAATATATATTATAATTCGTATTACTTAAAATTAAATGTTCTAATTTTATCATAATAAAATGGACAATGAAGTAATAGATATATCGCTAGATTTTGATAATTTAGATGATTCGTCATTTAATAAAACAAGTACAAATACAAATGCAAATTCATTACGATCAACCAATTTCGGTGGTGGTTTAGAATTACTTATGAATGATAAATTAAAAGAGGGAAACAATAAGCCAACTAGTGATATTGACATTGATGATTTAAATAATTTAGAGAATGAATTGAATGATTTGTCAAATGAAAATGAACATGATTCAGGATCAGGATCAGGATTTTCCAAAAGCTTTAATTCTACCATGTTTAATAGCAAACTTTCGTCAAACGATGATCGTCACTCTGTTAAATTTGATGAAAATATAGGAATAGGGCTAGCGACATCAGAAACTAATAATGATAATAAAACCTGGGATGGATATAGTAAATTTAATAATATTCCTGTAAATCCCGAAAAAAATATTTCATCACAACCTCAATTATCCAAAGAAGAACTTTTAAGAGAAAAGCTTAAATATTTAAGAAAATTAGAAACTTTGGAAAAGAAAGGCGTAGAGTTAACCAAAAAATATTCAATGGAGTCCTCTTTGTTAGAAATGCAAGGTGAATATGAAATGATTATGGAAGAAAAATCTAAACAAAACTCTGTTAAATTCCAAGGGAATATGATGATGGCAATTATCAATGGTATTGAATTTTTAAATAATAGGTTTGATCCGTTTGATATTAAGTTGGATGGTTGGGGGGAACAAATAAATGAAAATATTACTGATTATGATGAGATTTTTTCTGAATTGTATGAAAAGTATAAATCAAAGGCGACAATGGCTCCCGAGTTAAAGTTGTTATTTCAATTAGGTGGAAGTGCTATGATGGTTCACATGACAAACACCATGTTCAAGTCCGCAATGCCAGGAATGGATGATATTTTGAGACAAAATCCAGATTTAATGCGCTCATTTCAGTCTGCTGCAGTTAATTCAATGGCTGGAACTAATCCAGGGTTCTCCGGATTTATGAATGGATTAATGAATAATGGAAATGATATGCCAAGTCAAAATAATCAACGAGGACCACCAGCTCCAATGGCAACACAAGGTCCTAACTCTGTTCCACCGCCAGTTAATAGAGGAGGTAATAATATTTACTCTAATCGTCCCGACATAACAATGGCAAAGAATAGTTTTGTTGATGATGGAATAAATATTCGCGAGAATAATTATAATATGAACCAATCACAATCACAACCGCAACCAGTAGAACGAAGTAAACGTCCTGAAATGAAAGGCCCTAGTGATATAACCGATATTTTATCTGGTCTTAAAACAAAAACAATCAATATTCAGACACCAACAAATAATTCTAATTCTAATTTAAACGTAATACATAATCAAGGTAATAATCAAAGTCATAATCAAACTAATGATAGTAGTACTATAAGTATAAATGATTTGAAAGATTTGCAAAATGACGGCAATATCCCAAAACGAAGCAAAAGAAGAGCAAAATCAGATAAAAATACCATTAGTTTAGATTTGTAATAAAATAAAATAGTAAAATTTATTACATTCTCCTTGATTTTCTACCTTTTCTGCTTTTTCTTGACTTTCTACCTTTTCTAGACTTTCTTCTCTTTCCTCCTGTACCTATGCGTACTTCAGCCATATTTCCAATTAAAGCATTCATAAATGCATCCTCGTCAACTTCTGGAACAATAGCAACATTTTCAGAAGCGTTTATTCCTAAATTATCAAATAAATTATTTAAATCATTTATATCACTTGCAGATACCTTCTTTATGGTTTTATGATAAATATCGGTTCCTCGTAATGTTTTAACTAATTCGTAACCAATTGGGGCGTTTGATCCAGAAGGTAATTTAATAATTACGACTTGTGACATATAATATATAATAATATAATTATAATAATATAATTATAATAATATAATTATAATAATATAATTATTATTATTATATAAAGATTATCTTAGATTAAAAACAGAATAGTATAGTATATTCATGTGGAAAAAAATTGCTGTTAATTTATTACTTTTTAATAAATCTGTTTCATTTTTACATTACACAACTTTAATACCATCCATAAAAAATAATTTTAATAAACTTCAAATTCATATGAAAAAACCTACTCCTAATTACACAAACATTAATAATAATAATAATAATAATCATAATCATATATCAGGTAAAACGAGCAATCAACAAAAATATTTAAAATATCTTAAAGATGTAAATATCAAAATTTTATTTGCAGTTGGTCCAGCTGGAACCGGAAAAACTTATTTGGCATGTAATGAGGCGATTTCATTATTAAAATCGGGATTGATTCAAAAAATTATTTTAACACGCCCGGTTGTTCCAGTGGAGGAAGATATTGGATTTCTACCAGGGACATTAAATAAAAAAATGGATCCATGGATCAAACCTATTATTGATGTATTTGAAGAGACATATTCTAAAAAAGAAGTTGAAAAATTTATTCAGGATAATGTAATTGAAGTTTCGCCATTAGCTTATATGAGAGGAAGAACATTTAAGAACGCATTTATTATTGCAGATGAGATGCAAAACAGCTCACCAAATCAAATGTTAATGTTAACTACTAGAATAGGAGAAAATAGTAAAATGATAGTTACTGGGGATGTTAAACAAAGCGATAAACCAAACGCTAGCGGATTATCTGATTTTCTTCAAAAATTCTATATTTATCGTAATAAATTTGTAAAAAATATGTTTTTAAAAAACAATACTTATTTAAGTAATTTTACGGATGATTTTATTTTGGAAACAGGAGTTCATGTAGTAGAACTTCAAAATCAAGATATTCAGAGAAGTAAAGTAGTAAGTAAAATACTGGATATTTATGATGATACTAAGAATTATCATGTAAGTAATTTATACAATTATCATTCAAATAAAAACGATACAAATTATTCTACTAATAGTAATACTAATAGTAATAGTAATAATGATGCAGCATTGATTCCAAAATATTTGGAAAAGTTCTTGAACTAAAATTTACCATAATAATTTATCAGCTAACCATCCATTAGTCCATTTTATTTTCCGGTCTTTATTATGACGAATTTTATATAATCGTCTCCTTGTTTTTGCATATTTTTC